TGAAAAATAAAATCATTATACATCTTCAATTCAATGTTATATGAGTACCTTCTTCTAGTACGTGTGGCTAGTTTTAGTATTATACACAATATTATATAATAAATAGCAGTTATGATATATTTTAAGAATAAGCTTGATCTTGATCATTTTATTGAAGATTTGAATTCTAAATCTCCTTGGTTCATGAAGTTTAATACTTCTAAAGCTTCCAATGTTTGCTGGATGAATTCTAAGAAAAATGCAACATATTTAACTGAATCAATTTTCATTAAACTATTTAATTATGAAAAAGAAGTGAAAGAATTGATGGCCTCTTCTGGTGATCCGAAAATAGTTAGTAATAGTAATCGAAAGGAAACGATAAATTTATTAACGTCTGATAACTTTTTAAATTTAGACGCGGTAATCATCAAAAAAGTATTCGGCTTAATGTCGGACTTATTATTATTATCTGGTAATAAGTATAAATCAGTTAGTCCTTCTGATGCCTTTGATTCCTTACCCCAAGAAACTAGTAGTAGTTTTCCTGATTTTCAGAGGCCTAAATCTATCATTAGGAAAAAGGTTATTAGTATGGTACACAGTATTTATAGAAACAAAGATGCACCTCGTTCTTTCGTAAAGTATCCAATATCCGTAAACTGGAGAACACAGATTTCAGCATCCGGTAAGCTTAAATATCGACAGTTTTATCCATTCCCGGTTATAATTGCGGTTTTAGAGAAGATGCTTTTTCTTGAAATTTTTACTCATTTTGAGCGTAATAAACTAACCCCTTACTGTATGTCTAATACTCATAATGAGCTTTCACTCCGTTATAGTAAATGGCAGAAATATAGATTCATTTACTCTCTTGACTTCAAGGCCTTTGATCAGAAGGTTGAAAATTTACTTATTCATTTAGCTATAAGCTTTTTGTCGAAAAAAGTAAATATGAGTTTTCTAGACAACTGTATTTATCAGGAAATTTTGACATATCATAAAACCTGTTTGATTATTTCATCCGTTAATGGTATAACATGTATGTTTCGAAAAAAGAGAGGACTTATGAGTGGATCTGCCTTGACAAATCTTTTAGGTAGCATGATTAATTTGTTTACTATTCTCTATCTTAATATTAAATTTAGGTTAATGATTGATACATCTAGTATCTCTATTCTCGGAGATGATATTATCTTCGCCTCTAATTATAAAGTTAGTGTGGATAAGTTAGCATTGTTATACAAAGAAACTTTTAATATGGAAGTTTCTATTGACAAGTCAAAAATCTTCGCTCCTGGAGAAAAAGTATTCTTTCTTGGTCATTATTTTGATAATAATGGAAGATACTTAGATATTAGTAGAACTAAGTTACAACTTTGCATATCTGAAAGCTACATATCCGAAGAAATTTTATCTACAAATGATAGAATTTGGAGTAAATTTTGTTCTATCATATTTAAATGTTCTAATGGAATTGAATTCTTTAACTGTTACAAGTCAAGCTTGCTTAATGTATTAAAGTTGGAGAAACCAATTGGATATTACTTTTCATTATTTAATGGTGATGGAAATGTATATAAAAAGCATAAATTTGAGGCTTACAAAAGAGAAGGTTGGAGGTTGCAATAAGCGTAAAAGGTAGATAATACCTTC